AATTCCTAAACCAATTACAACAGTATTCATATCTATAAATTATGCATATAAAATATCTTTATCAATCAAATGTCGGTGGATTTTTATTCATTAACAAGTTATAATTATTAACTATTTGCGATTTCTTTAATGGTCTAATATAGTATCTAACGTTACATATAGCACCAGATAACCCGTCTTTGCTTCCTGTTTCGATAGTGTCTGTTGCTAAATAAGTCGGTCCATTATTTTTAAAAGTAAATGTTCTCTCTATAGTACCATTTACAAATAAATCAACTTTATCAGCATAATAATTAAACACCAAATTATTCCATTTTTGGCTAGTCATTATTAATTCATATGACGTTGGACCAGTTGTTGCGTCTGTGAAATAAATAACATATTTATCTTTTGACTTATCTATTTCCGAGTTGTTAGAATAGGTGATTTTAGGTTTTCCACCACCATAGTTAAATATTACCGTTTCTTCATTATGTATTTTATTATTTGGTGGCTGTATATTCGTATATATCCACATAGAAATCGAATAGCTTTTTCTGTATTGAATAAGAGTTGAACCATCCATTGTGGTTGGCGGAGTATCTTCTGTATTTCTTAATTGATAACTATTTCCAATTGCCGTTTTAATATCTAAAAATGCTCCATTTTCTAATAAGACAATAGTGTCACTTGATTGGTTTATCTGCTTTAATACACCTGGTATGTAAATATATAATAAAATAAGTATGATTTCGAGTATAAATAAAATATATATCGGTCGAGTTGTCATTTTTAACTCATTTAAAATATAATTTGAAAAGTCTATTAGCAAGCATGGAATATAGAAAAGTAAATAAATAAAAAACCCCGCAAACCCTTCTATCGATTTCAAATAATTACTGAATATATAAAAAAACAAAGCTAATCCAAGGAGTACGATAATCGCCATTAAACCATTCATCAAGTATGATACTGCCAATGCCGTAGTTGAATCCATAGACGTATATGAATAAAATGCTGCCGTAATTATTGTTAACCCAACACCAAGTAATAAAATAGTACTAGTTGAGCTTCTTTTTGTAGTTGAAAACGGAAGCGCAAATCCTATAAGTATCACTAGCGGAATTATAATAGAAAATACATAAAGATATGCCTTTTTAGTTAATGCTTCAGGGTCGGTCGATGCAATATATAATATAACTGCAATCATAAAAATAAACCCATATAATCCAGCATATCGAAGCAGAGCACTTCTAGTTTCCTCGTTTGAAAATATATCATTTCTAACGTTATTAAAAAACTCGACTGCAACACTATTAAGACCATTAAAAAAACTGATAATTGATGACATAATTGTAGATAGTATAAAAGTTCCACCACCAGTTGTTGGCATATTGGACGGAGACCATAAATGTATACCTCTAGTAACTAAAAACACCAGCCCCATAACCGATGTTATTACAATAAAGGATATTTTATATGCCTCATTGGATTCAAATGCATCAATGACCTTAGAAAACCGTTTACTGCCAACGTCGATATCCTCAGGGTTTACCTTTTTATCTAAAACAATTGCCACAAATAATATAATGACAAAACATAGAAAGAACACAATTAATGACGTGAATGAATTTAATAAGCTACTCGATAAAACCATATAATATCCCGAAACGATTAATGGCATCAATATTGCTATCAATATGATAATACAAACCGGCAGGATATCATTAAAATATACTGGGTCTAACTCGTTATTCATCTTATATTGTCTAATATATAGTTAGACAATATATTCGTCTATAAGTTCTCCATTGTCGTCTTTTTTCCATGACAGTCGCGACATAGAGCAACTAAATTATCTATATGATTACTTCCGCCATATTCAAGGCGCTTAATATGGTCAACTTCAAACCATGCTGTTAATTGGTCTTGACAATCCCCGCATTTCCAGTTTTGCCTAGACGCCACGAATTTCTTTTTAGTTTCGCTGACTGAGCGCTTTGTCGCCTTTTGTCCAGAAGTTGCCATCCGCTGCGTAGCAATTGCTTGGCTACGATTTTCTTGACTGCGGTTCATGTCTAATATTGGGAAATTTCCACCGTCTATGCTGTTATATTGCTCGTTATTAAAGCTGTGTTTTGAGGTAAAATCTAAAATAGGTGATATAATGCTCGATGTACCCTTGTCTATGGGTAAATATTTTATGTAGTCGTTTGTGGTTGACACTATATCTTGTGCCCGCATTGGATTTCGTTTTAATAATACATATATCATTAGCGCACCAAATGCTACGCCCGCCATTTGATAATACTTTTTACCGGATTGTAACATTTTTAAATATTTGCCGTCGGTATAAATGTTTGCCATTAAGAAGACAGCAATAATAAATATAAGTATTTCAATGCGCATATCTAAAATCTAATAATCTATAATATAGTTAGAATATTGTCGGTGTTAATGATAGTTAAAATAGATTAGAATTAATAGGGCGAAAATTATTGTGGCAAAAATATACTTTTTTCTGATTTTTATTTTTTCAGATAGATAAACCGGCTTTGGTTTATATGCATCACGATATCTTTCTAAAGCCACTGGAAGAGATATTTCTTCTTTGCCTAACAAAACATTGTATTTATTGTGTATAAAATGAGTCCATCTTACGAAAGAATCGCGATTATCTAAATAAGGTGTTACTGGGTATTTATCTAATAGTTCACTAAATTTATTGCCCATTTCAGAAACTGGAATAAAGAGTGGTATGTTCTGTATAAAATCATAATATTTACGTTTTGTAATATTGTTTGGTGTCATCGGATATGATTCTGCAACAGTATGGATAAAAAACCAATAATGGGGACCCCATACCGATGGGTCAAAATGCATTGTAATTTTATAATTATATAAAGATATTGGATTATATTTGAAGAGGTAAATCGAATATGATGATGACAGACCAATATTGTAATAACTGTGGAAAACAAGGACATTTATATCATCAATGTAAAACACCCATTACTAGTGTTGGCTTGGTAACGTTTCGAATAAATAATAATGCGGTTGAATTTTTAATGATATGTCGTAAAGATACTTTAGGATATATTGATTTTATGCGCGGTAAATACTCGGTTTTTAATAAGAATTATATCATGAATATGATAAAACAAATGACGAATGAAGAAAAGATTGCGTTAAAAACAAAGACATTTGATGATTTGTGGATGGGTATTTGGGGAACCAAGGCAATATCTACACAGTATAGGTCTGAAGAGGCAATTTCAAGTGATAAGTTCCAACAATTACGTCAGGGTGTTTTATTTAAAAATGAACTGTATACTCTAGAAACAATGGTTGATGAATCTAATCAATATGACTCGTGGGATGAACCTGAATGGGGGTTTCCTAAGGGCCGTAGGAACTTTCAAGAAAAGGATTTTGATTGTGCATTACGTGAATTTAATGAAGAAACTGGTTATTTAATCAAGCATGTAAATGTTATTGAAAATATATATCCGTTTGAAGAGATTTTTACTGGGTCAAACTATAAATCATATAAGCATAAATACTATTTGACATATATGCATAATGAACATACGAATAATATGAATAACTATGAACCGTCTGAGGTAAGTAAAATGGAGTGGAAATCTTATGACGAATGTATGAACGCAATAAGACCATACAATTTAGAAAAAAACCGGTTACTTACAAATATTTATAATACAATAAAGTCGCTGCGTATGTTTTCATTATAAATGTACATTATAATGCGCAAAATGAAATATATGCATAAAAAAATATACATATATTTTAAGTACAATTTATATATTCATGTCTTCTGGAACAAAGAAAAAGACTGATAAACCAAAAAATATATCTAAGAGGAAAAAACCAGAGACCGGACTTGAAGCAATAGAGCAACGGGCACAGAGTGAAATTGAATCATTAAGTGAATTTCGCCCGGAATCTGTAAAAAGAGATAATCAAATATTAAAGGCGATTTTGACTCCTGGTGAGCCGATTCCTACGGAGCCGACTCCTTTGGAACCGATTCCTACGGAGACCGAGCCACAAAATATAACAAAAAAATATAATTTAAAAATTAAATCAAGGGAGGCTAGAGGCACTCGTAGAATAAAAGTAAAACCGACTGACGCAGAAGAACCTGTCGCAAATGAAACTGTAGACGTATTAAACACTATAACTATATATGATGTTGAACTACGCTTTGAAAAAGTGGCTAATAAAGAAAAGATGATTTTACTAACGGATAACGGCAGTGATAGTAGTCAGTATAAACAAAAAATATTAGAATATTTTATTCCCAAAAAAATCGCTCTTGGTAAGTTAGATGATATTATAAAAAAAACTCTACTTACTTCTCCACTTGGAAGATTTAATGGCGATAAAATATTAACTATAATTTCGTTTAATTTGAAAGATGAGGAGCCTGAATCAGTTGAGCCTGAGCCTCTTACTGCTGTTGAGGCTGAGCCTCTTAGTGCTGTTGAGGCTGAGCCTCTTAGTGCTGTTGAGGCTGAGCCTCTTAGTCCGGCCGAATCAGAACCAGAAATGGATGAGTCTGATTTTGTTCAACAACCTGCTCCCGCTCCCGAACAGAGCCCGGTTATTGAACCTGTTTCTGAATCTACGCCTCCTTCGGCACCAGTTACACCAGTTACACCAGTTACATTAGCCAATAACTTTAAAACCATTACTCCAGAACAAGTCGAACTACAAAAAAAGATAGGAATGGCGCCCGTCGATAGGGACTCAAAAGAGTATAATAAGTTTTTATCGAACAAAGAGAACTTGGAACATAGCCAAGCTGATAATCCCGAGTTTGATTTTTTATACCCAGAATTAAACGACCCCAATTTTAATATTAAAATCGCAAAGCGTAAAGAATTCAATGATACAAAATATCTGTTAAATGCGGAGATGCCGATTGAAGAACAAGCTAACAAAATGTGTATGGCCGATTTTGAACTATTGCCTCATCAACTCTTCGTGAAAAACTTTTTATCTTTCCAAACGCCATACAATGCACTATTGCTGTACCATATGTTGGGAACCGGCAAAACGTGTACAGCAATTGGCGTAGCAGAAGAAATGCGAAGCTATATGAAACAAGTCGGATTAGTTCAAAAGAACAATAAAATATTAATTATAGCTTCCCCCAACGTACAGAATAATTTTCGACTGCAGTTGTTTGATGAACGTAAATTAAAGAAAGAGGATGGTATATGGAATCTAAATACTTGTGTCGGTAATTCGCTATTATCGGAAATAAATCCGGCGTCTACGAACTCTATGACACGAAATCAAATAATAAATCAAATAACGGCTTTAATAAAAACATATTATGAGTTTATTGGGTATGATAAATTAGCAAATATAATAAAGGCCGAGACAATGGTAAAAGAAGATGAAGAATCGCCAAGATTCGCTTCCAAAGAAATGCAACAACTGGAAATTCAAAAGATACGTAAGTTCTTTAATAACCGGCTTATTATTATTGATGAGGTTCATAATATAAGCTTAGCACAGGACAATAAACAATCAAAGAAAGTAGGTAGTTTATTGATGCGCATTGTGAGATATTCAGAAAATATTCGTCTCTTGTTATTATCAGCAACGCCGGTTTATAATAATTATAAAGAAATCATATGGCTTACTAACTTATTAAACGCGGTAGATAAACGTAGTTCTATCAAAACTGAGGATGTATTTGATAAAAATGGTAAGTTTATAGAAGCCCCCGAAGGCAGTACAATAGAAAGTGGTCGCGATTTATTAAAACGTAAATTGACGGGATATGTATCTTATATTCGTGGCGAAAACCCATATACGTTTCCTTATCGAATTTATCCCGATACGTTTGCACCTGAAAGTACGTTTGCGCCTTGGACACCAGATAATCTCTTGGCAAAAGAAGAGGATAAATATCCAAAACTACAAATGAATTTAAAACAAATCGATACTCCATTACAACAGTTGCGCTCATCAGTGTTTTTAACACAAATCGGTAGTTACCAGGAGAATGCTTATAAATTTATTATGGATAATCTACGTAAGAAATCTTTTAATACATTTGATGCACAGGGCGAAGAACGCGATATGCCTACGTTTGAAAATATGGAGTCGTTTGGATATACTCATTTACAGGAACCACTGGAATCTCTTGGTATTATTTTTCCCAACCCCGAATTTAAAGAGGGTGTTGTAAGTAGTCCAACTTCGACTGATTCAGTAGAGTCTTCTGCTAGTCCAGAAGCTTTACCCGATAACGAGTCTATAGTTAAAAATATGATTGGTAAAACAGGATTATCGAATACAATGACATATACTACTATCCGCGATACCTACGAATTACGAAATAACTTTGAATATAAGCCGGAAATACTAGCAAAATATGGCAGATTTTTGAGTCCAGATAATATTGGTAAATATAGTGGAAAAATGGGTAAAATATGCGAAATAGTTAAGAATTCCACGGGTATTATAATCATATATTCACAATATATTGATGGTGGTGTTGTGCCATTAGCGTTAGCGCTCGAAGAAATGGGATTTGCTAGATACGGTTCTGCAGCATATACAACATCACTATTAAAAACACCACAAACGCCAATTGACGCGCTTACTATGAAAAAGCGCGACGAGTTTGATAAGAAAAAATTAAGTGACTTCAAACCAACAAAGAATTTGACTGATGAAGAGACAAATCCTAGCCCCTCTGCGAAGCAAGGGGCGGATTTAAATCCTCAGCAGTTCAAACAAGCAAGATACGTTATGATTACTGGTGATAAAACTTTCTCACCAAATAACCTGGCTGACATAAAATATGCCACTAATGAGGATAATAAATACGGTGAAAAAGTTAAAGTTATTTTGATTAGTCAAGCCGCTGCAGAAGGGCTCGACTTTAAAAATATTCGCCAAGTACATATTTTATCACCATGGTATAATTTAAATAGGCTAGAACAAATTATAGGTAGAGGCGTGCGTAATTTGAGTCACTGTAGCTTACCATTTAAAGAGCGTAATGTTGAGATTTATTTACATGCGACGTTACCAAAAGATGATGAAGAACCCGCTGATTTATATCTCTATCGATATGCTGAAAAAAAGGCCGTTCTAATAGGAGAAGTAACGCGCTTAATGAAAGAGATTGCGGTCGACTGTATTTTAAATATCGGTCAAACGAAGCTTACCGTAGACGATTTGTTAGCAAACGCGCAAAATAAAAATATCAAACTGATGTTGTCAAGTAAGAAAGAGGTCGAATTTAAAATTGGTGATAAACCATTTTCGGGGATATGTGATTATATGGATAATTGTAACTTTGTATGTTCTCCAAATCAAGAAATTAAACCCGAAGAAATAGTCAACTCCACTTATAGTTTGAACTATGCAAAAACCAATTATTCGGCCATTGTAAAGAGAATACGCCAATTATTCCGTGAAAGTTTCTTTTATAAACGAGAACATTTATTTAATGCTATCCGAATAAATCGCGAATACCCCGATGAACATATATTTTATGTGCTTTCTGGATTTGTTAATAATAAAAGTGAGGCCATTATTGATAAATATGGGAGAACCGGGTATTTAATAAATAATGGGGAATATTATTTGTTTCAGCCTATTGAAATTACGGATGAACACTCTTCTATTCTTGATAGGTCGTTGCCGATTGAATATAAAAATATGCTATTGAAGGTAGAGTTGCCGCTTGAAAAAGATAAAGATAAGGCAGTCAATACCGAAACAATTGCGGCCATTATTGGAATGGAAAAAACAGATGGTCTCGAATTAAACGATGATTATAATAAGATTTTACATCAAATTCGAGAACATATTGAAATTATGGAAATAGAAAGGGTAAATGCAGAACCCATGGATAGTGGCGAGGCAAACTGGTATAAACATTTGGGCCGAATACATCGAATATTGGTCGAAGTTCATAATATTCCAGAAGAAACCATAAAAAAATATATGATATATCACTTTTTAGATATGTTGTCTTTTGAAGAGCGTATGGTTCTCATCAAAAACATTTATAGTACGTCTGTTGAAAAGAAATTAGATGATATTGAGAACACTGTAAAGGGATATTTTGATTCGAAAGTATTCGTATATAATGAATCAGTTGGAATATTAATGTCAAATAATAATAAATTGGAACTCTATGTAAAAGCCGCAGATAGCGACGAATGGATTATTTCAAAACCCACCGAATATCGTAACTTCTTACCGCTTATTCACCGTAGGTTACTAACACCGAAGGATACAATGAGTCAATATGTAGGTTTTATGAGCTTGTTTAAAAAGGACGAAATTGTATTTAAAACAAAGGATATGCTGGAAACGCGTAATAATAGGGGGTCAAAGTGTAGCGGAAATACGAAAAATGATATTATTAAACGTTTGAATAAGGTTCTCGAAAAGGGACCTTTTTATGTCGAGGGGGATGAAAAAACCCCATATAATAAGGATATTTTGGCGAACACATTAAAAATCGGGTTTTGTGTTATATTAGAAATGATAATACGACATTTTGATGAATATGAGAAAAAAACCCGGCCACCTGAAACTCGCCGAGGTTGGTTTTTTGATTTGGAGACTAGTCTTATTAGTACGGTTTCTGCTATATAAATTTATTTTTGTTTTTGTTTTTAGTTGGCTTCTTTTAGTTCTACTTCTGGTTGTTCATAGTTAATCAAATAAACCGTATGGGCAGCGCGCACATACTTGTCGCCACGAAGACCCTCTTGTGTTCTCTGAAATGGTTGATTTTTGAGATACCACTTTCCCCTTTCTCCACTCTTGATAATAAGATTACAGTTGTTTGTGATTGCTAGGTCAAGTAGTTGACCAAATGTAAATGTGGCGGGAAACCCATGGTCCTCTACCAGATTGTCTCCCCACACATCCTTCTCTGAAAATACCTCGATAGACTTAAAAAGCGGTGCCATGGTGTTGTTGTAAATTGCTTTTGTAACTTGTGTCATAAAATCAATTTTTTACTCTGTATATTCAATCAAGTAACAAATATATCGTGGTCGAATGCCGATTGTTCCATCAGTTAATTTGTTTTTGGCCTCTTCATAATCTGCCCGTTTTAGGTACCACTTTCCGCCCACACCGTTTTTCGTAATGAGATTACAATCATTATTGATGGCTAGATTTACCATTTCACCAAACGACATGTTTTTATCAAAGCCATGCCATTCTACCTCGTTCTTGAATGGATAGACATCTAGACCCTCATAACGATTAATTGATTTAACTGTCTTTGACATGACTGTGTTAGTGTATACACATTTCGTTATTGATTTTCCGCCGATCAATTTTTTATTCATAGTGTAAAAAATTGATATTTAAAATCAATAACGAAAAGGGCGTAAAGATAAATTCTGTTAATATATTAGACATGGAACAAAGACAAAGACAGGGCCAAGGCCAAGAGCAAAAAATCTATGGCGTTTATACGAAATCGCTTCTGACCACTAAGCTATCACTATCAATTCGCGAAGTGGGCAAAAACGTAAAACAGAATTTAGAACGCATGATATCTAAGAAGATGGAGGGAAAGTGTATTCCTGAGGGCTTTGTTAAACCAGGGACAATAAAAGTAATGACTTATTCAAGCGGCCTTGTAAACAACGAAAATATAGATTTCAATACAGTTTTTGAGTGTATGATATGTTACCCAGTAGAGGGAATGTTAGTAGAATGCACCGCTAAAACGATTACTAAGGCAGGTATTCATGCAGAGGTCATAGATGATGTTGGAACCGTACCAATCACAGTTTTCGTTGCAAGAGACCATCATTTTACTGAACGTAATTTTAGTGAGATTAAGGAGAATGCTAAACTAACGGTTCGCGTGGCTGGAGTGAGATTTGAATTAAACGACCCCTATATTTGCGTTATTGGTAAATTGGCAGAACAAGGCAAATAAAAAGATAATTTGATTAGTAATCGTAAAACTATATAAAATGTTTTTTATAAATCTAATCAAGGATGAGTTTTGAGAAGATTGCGAATATAGAAACCCTTAAAAAAACAATTGAAACCATGAACAAACATCACCAAGTTGAGGTTCTCAAAATACTAACCAAAAATCTATGCCGGATTAATGAAAACAAAAGTGGCTGTTATATTAATTTGTCTTTTTTGCCAGACAGCACCATCAATGAAATTAAGAATTATATTGATTATGTTAATGCTCAAGAGGAATCATTAGTTACTATGGAATATCAAAAAGAAGAGTTCAAAAATGCATTCTTTATTGAAAAAGAGGATAAAGACAACGCGACAATATCTTATAGTTCAATAAATAAATAATGTCAAGCGTTCCAAGAGTCATCGAAAATCTTTTTTATTTTAATAAACAAGATAGTGCCAACATTATGCAAATATTAGGAAAATATATGTTTACAAAAACGCCGGTGCCTTGTTCTGAGATACCGTTTCCAAATAAATCGCCATTTTCTTTTGTGGCGCCGTCTATCAGTTCTGGGTCAGACCATTATAGCGATATTGGTTATGACGTTACTCCAGATGAACCGGTGTCTGTGCCCGTTAGTGAGACCGTGCCCGTGCCTTTACAAGTCAACGTGCCCGTTAGCGAGACCGTGCCCGTTAGCGAGACCGTGCCCGTTCCTTTGCAAATTGAATATTTATCACCAACTCATCAAGACTCCCTGTTTTGGTGTATATATATTGCGGTATTTGGATACGACGATTATTTACAAGTATCGCGCAATTATGGAGTAAAGGAACTAGAAATAAAACAAAAAGTGGGTAATTGGATACAAAAAAACCCAAGTAAAATGAAGGAGGCCAATATAAAAATCACAAAAGTGGCTATTCAAGAAATATTATCCGAGCTATTAACCTCCGTAAAAGAGACTAGCATTATGTCTATGGTGGGTATGATTGTGTTTTTTAAAATAAACATTATTTTAGTTGACTCGACGGGCGCACTTATGCTTGAATTTAAGGCAAGCAAGGACAACGAATCGTATTCGACTATTGTTTTACATAAAGATACGTTTGGAAAGTATAAATTACGAGCAGATACACTTACACACGAACAAGTGGTCGAATTCAAGCAGACAAAAGTATGCTTAGAGAGCCATTTAAAGCCCTTGAAGCCACTGAGTACTTACCATATTGACGATTTGAAGAATATTGCCAGGCGTCTAGGTGGGTTTGATGAAACATATAAATACAAGAAACCTGAACTATATGATGAACTAAGCGAATCTATGAAGTGGAAATGATTTGATTCTGAGCTATGTGAAAAATTGAATAAAGACATAAAGAAATTTTAATATATTAAAGTACTATATACGATAATATATTATGGAAAAGCAGGAGGAAAAACATACTGAAAGTAACAGCGAATCCAAAGAAGATGTACCTAAGAGCATAAACCAAAAAAAGGCTGACTTTGAAAACATCATTAAACAGTATTTAGAAAGTAATCCATATATTAATGCTGGCCGAAAAGCGAATGAATTAGAAATTCGCTTCGGTACGAACCATAAATTATCGCGTCCTATAACTAAAATTGATTACGATAACGTAGTAAAACAACTATATGCGTATGGTTTTGTTCCTGAAAATGCGGACGGAACACAACTATTGCGTATTGCCTGTGAATATATGGACCCTAGAACGGGTCAGACAAAAATGTCTAATATTCGCGCTGAAATAGTTGGTACTGACCTTATACAAGAATACTGTCGAACAAATAATATACAACGTGTTATTGATATGCCATCTAACGTATTCAATAAACTCAAATTTACGCAAAAGACTACTGCCATAGATAAGGCAGGAACAATGATAAAGCGTCTCGATATGGATGATTTTAATTTTCGTGTATCTTTCCAGACAGAACAGGATTATGGTACTCAATCAAATATTGCGCGTAATATCATATCGAAATGGAACGATTCTAAGAAAATGTTTCGCTCTATGAATCGTACTCGATTCAGACATCCCCAATTACCGATTTACGCAGACTTGAGTATAGTAAAAATGCCGAAGCGCACGAATAAGGTCGCTATGCCACAATATACGATACAAGAAGCCGGATTGTTTGATAATTCAGAGCAGTATGAAGTAGAGTTAGAGGTCGATAATCGTCGTGTCGGCACGGGTTCCGATTTTGGTACGGTGCCAAAACTAATGGATGCGCTACGTAAAAGTATTCGTATTGTTTTAAGTGGCCTTCAAGGAACAAAATATCCGATTTCATACGTAGAGCGTGATACGATTTTACAGTCATATATGCGTCTTATTCATGGCGAAGCATACGATAAGCCTCGTCGCGTTTATCCGAGTGATTTTATTGGTCCCTCCTCAGTAACACTACAGATTGAAAATATTCAACCCGTAAAGGCCGAGGTAAATATAAATAGTATTACAAAAAATTATACTGTAACAGATAAGGCAGACGGTGACCGTAAGTTGTTATATATAAATGACGATGGTAAAATCTATATGATTGATACGAATATGAATGTTATATTTACGGGTGTGAAAACTATTGAAAAGACTATTTATAACAGTATTTTGGACGGTGAGCATATTAAATATGATAAAAATGATAAATATATTAATCTGTATGCTGCGTTTGATGTTTATTTTATAAATAAAAAGTCGGTGCGTGAGTTAGCGTTTTTGAAGAGCCCGGTAATAGGTGAGGAAGAACAACCCGAAATAAAGTTTCGTCTTAGCCTATTAAATAAATTGACTTCATTAATCAAGCCAATTTCAATGATGGATTTTATCAGTAAAGAATCAAAAGAAGTATCTGATACTGTCATAAAACAGTCGGCTGATTTTACGATTCGCTGTAAGAATTTCTATTATGATACTGACCGCATAAGTATATTTGATTGTTGCTCTAAAATATTGACCACCATGAAAGACGGATTGTTTGAATATAATACTGATGGTTTGATTTTTACGCCAGCAGATATGGCGGTTGGCGGAGTTATGGTGGGTGGTGCACCGAGTAAGATGGGTAAGGCGGCGTGGGATAAATCTTTCAAGTGGAAGCCCCCGGAATTTAATACCATTGATTTCTTAGTATCTATTAAAAAGGATAAGACTGGCAAGGACGAAGTACACCATATTTTCCAAGAGGGGCGTAATTTACAGGGCGTTCAGGATATTTTACAATACAAAACACTAGTTTTGCGCTGCGGGTTTGATGAGAAAAAACATGGATTCATTAACCCATTTCAGGATGTGTTAGAAGATAAATTACCTAAGCCAGATGATTTGGATAATGAGGATACTTATAAACCAGTTCCTTTCCAGCCAACTGAACCGTTTGATCCTAATGCGTGCTATTGTAATATCATGTTAAAAGAGAATGGCGCAAACCTATTTATGATGACCGAGGACGAAGAGATGTTTGAACAAGATATGATAGTAGAATTTAAATATGTCAAGGAAAATGAAGTTGGTTGGCGTTGGGTTCCTTTACGTGTGCGCTATGATAAAACATCTGAATTACGCGCTGGTCAGAAAAATTATGGAAATCCTTACCATGTTGCGAACAATAACTGGCATTCTATTCATAATCCTATTACGGATGAGATGATTAGTACGGGCGAAGGAATCCCTGAAGTATTGGCAAATGACGATGTTTATTATAACCGTTTGAGCAATGAGTCGAATACGCGCGCTCTTCGTAATTTCCATAACCTCTTTGTTAAAAAGAAACTAATTACATCGGTTTCGCACCGTGGCGACACGCTTATTGATTATGCGGTTGGTAAAGCTGGTGATTTATCAAAATGGATAGATTCGAAATTGTCGTTTGTGTTTGGCGTAGATATTTCAAAAGATAATATTGAGAACCAAAAGGATGGTGCCTGCACGCGTTTCTTAAAGGAGCGTCGTAAGTATGGTGATAATATGCCTTATGCACTATTTGTTAATGGAAATAGTGGTCTTAATATCCGTAACGGAAAAGCTTTATATACTGAGAAGGAGCGACAAATTACTAATGCGGTGTTTGGTAAGGGCGCAAAAGACTCGACATTATTAGGTAAGGGTGTTTACCGTCAATATGGTGTCGCTGAACAGGGCTTTAATGTGAGTTCTTGTCAATTTGCCGTCCACTATTTCTTTGAGAATAAAACTTCGTTTCATGAATTCATACGTAACGTTGCTGAATGTACTAAAATTAATGGCTATTTTATTGGAACATGTTACGATGGTAAGACGGTGTTTGAATTGTTGCGTAAATATAAAAAGGAAGAGAGCATGACTATATTCAAAAATGAGAGTAAGATTTTTGAGTTGACCAAGATGTACGACCAGACTGGTTTCCCTGATGATGAGATGAGTCTGGGTTATGCTATTAATGTTTATCAAGAGAGTATTAATCAGTCATTCCGCGAATACTTGGTGAATTTCGATTATTTGGTTCGTGTTATGGAGGACTATGGTTTTATCCTTGCGAAAAAGGAGGATGTAAAGGGTATGAATTTACCTGATTCGACTGGGCTTTTCAGGGAATTATATTCCAATATGGAAATTGAAATAAAACGCAATAAACAGAGCGAAACAAATTATCGACAGGCGCTTGAGATGTCGAGTGAGGAGAAGCAAATTTCGTTCTTGAACCGTTATTTTATATTCCGTAAAGTGCTGCAAGTTGATGTTAAGAAGATGACGGAGGTGATTTTAAAACAAAATGATTTTATTGAGCGCAACGGCGAAGAGAATATTGCCGAGCTTGAGAAGTCAGTGGCTGCGCAACAAGAAAAAACCGAACCTGTTGTTATTGAAAAGGTGAAGGGTCCTAAGTTGGTGATTAAGAAGAAGGTAGATGTACAAGCAAAAACGGAAGAAAAGCCTCAGCAATTGGAAGAACCAGTAAAGGTTGCAGCGGCGCCTCTTAAATTAAAGATTAAGCCACCTCCTACGGGACCTAAGCCTTAATATCTCTAAACACAAATCAATATAAACATATTTTTTTATATTGAGTATCGACCTTCCAGATGTCCTATTATTTATTACCAAGAACATCTATTATTATACATAAATATATTGACTGCATAGAAAAAGAAGATGTACCAAAACCAATAATCTCAAATTCCCTCTCTACTTATTTATATGATACCAAACAACTATTAGATGAACGCGAGAAAGACTGGGATATCTTTAAAAAGTATACGAACCCCTATGAATATATACATTCCTCTGTGCCATTCAAAAAGAAGTGTATCTCAAAATACAAGCCACTATCGAGGTCATATTTTAAAATGATTGAAATTGTTAATACATTTAATCTCACGTTTGATTCAAAACCCATCAAGACATTTCATTTAGCCGAGGGCCCGGGCGGGTTTATTGAGGCCATGGTCGGTCTACGCAAGTGCTACCAAGATATTTATATTGGCATGACAATTCAAGACGAAGATAATGACCCAAATATTCCCGGATGGAAAAAGAGTGATACCTTTTTGCGGCAAAATAAAAATGTTTATATCGAATCCGGTACAGACAACACGGGAAACATTTTATCACTAGAGAATTTCGTATATTGTAAAGACAAGTACGCATCGTCCATGGAGCTAATTACGGCGGATGGCGGATTTGATTTCTCAATCGATTTTAATAACCAAGAGATACATATTTCGAAACTACTATTTGCTCAGATTGCGTTTGCAATATGTATGCAGAAACGAGGCGGGTCATTTATTTTAAAAATGTTTGATTGTTTTATGCAACACAGTATCGACATCCTATATATACTATCATCGTTTTACGATAAAGTCTACGTAATGAAACCGAATACGAGCCGTTATGCAAACTCAGAGAAATATATTGTTTGTAAGGGTTTTTTGTTTGCATCGTGTGACCATTTCTATCCATTTATTCATCGCGCGTTTGAGAAAATGACTACGTCGTCGAGTCAAATCACCGATTTATATATTCACCGATTTATAAGTACGCCCATACCATACTGTTTTCTAACAAAGGTAGAAGAGTATAATGCCATTTTAGGTCAACAACAAATTGAAAATATCCATTATACAGTATCTCTAATTGAGAACAAACATCGACAAGAAAAAATAGATAATTTAATAAAACTAAATATTCAAAAATGCATACAATGGTGCACAAAGCATAATGTGCCGTATCAGCCAATTATTTCAACTACGAATATATTTATAAGTCCGTCATTTGAAGCAAACTTGAATAGTTTTGGCGATGAATTTGATATGTATGTGAACTAATATTTATACCGATGAGCAAACCCCTCCTGTTGTTTTTATTTTTCAGATGTTTCATATTTACTATATAATAAATATGAATATATTTTTTTTATCCTCGGATAGAGCTATCAGAACAGTTACGTTGTTCGCCCGTCTTAGTAAATTTTGGATAAGAAGGAAGAGGGAATCCTACCTTATCTTTTTTGGTATACGTTTGTGTACTTGAACCATACGCTAATGCATCAGAAACTGCGCTACCATAGGCTTCGCGAACACTACCCGCAGCACCTTGTATAGCATTATATTTCGCACGTAACGTGACTTCAGCCGACGACACACCACCTTGGCTAGCAAAATTGGGATTGCTAGGTTTATAATAAATCTGTACATAAGCAGGACTCAATCCAGGCGTTTCGCTAGATAAAAACGTCTGTGATTGAGAACCTGTGCCAGTTTGGTTAGTAGGATAACTTCCGGCGGCGAATCCAATTCCATTCTTGAAATTATTATTTTGTATGATAAATTGTGGCATGGTACTAGATACGGGGTTTGTCCATGTAGCAGCAAATGGTTTATCGTGTGTGCTTGATGGATATATAGTAGTACTAGCAGGATAAACCTGTAATTCAACCTTGCTCTCATTCGTGTTATAGGCTATCGAGAGTAAAAACACAGAAATATTACCGTCTTTTGATACAAAATAATGATTATTGTCCGCCATTGTTTTTTGTAGGGCCTCGTTAATATCTTCTATGCGATATTTTCCGGCGGGTATCGTCACAGTATTGCTGGTTGCGTCTATCCATTTATATTGGAAACTTACGGCGCCATCAAAAATATGCCCCGGACAGTGACTGATACCATTAGGACTATATACATTTGCACTAGCTAAACTGCTT